CAATGGTGTTCGTCAGAAGTCCAAAGAACAGTGGCAGCCGACGTTGTTTCTCAAAGACAACAACAATACTGAGAGTGTATACAAGAGTCTGTATGGTGATCCTGTGAAGGAAATAGTCGCAGGTAATATTCGTGAGACCAAAGAGTTCATCAAGCAATACGAAGGCGTAGATGGGTTCTCGATCTTCGGTCAGCTGAACTTTACTCTACAGTATCTCAACAATCGCTACCCACAGGCGATTACTCCAGATATGAATAATCTTTCTATCTGGTCAATCGACATCGAGACGCGCACAGGTGATGAGGGATTCCCTAAGCCAGAGACAGCGAATGAAGAAGTAGTTCTTATTACTCTTCAGAACGTAAAGACCAAGACCTGCTATACTTTTGGCAAGGGTACGTATATTGGTTATGCTGGCTATGATTCTAAATTCATCAGTTGCGCAGATGAGTATTCTTTGTTGAAGCAGTTCCTGATGTTCTGGGAATTTTCTGACATTGACATCATTACTGGCTGGAACATTGAGTTCTTCGACATTCCTTATCTGATCAATCGAATCAAGCGCATCCTCGGCGAAGATGCGATGAAGAAGATGAGTCCTTGGGGATTCGTTAGTGCAGAGATGCAGTCTTATCGTGGTAAAGAAGAAATGACTGTTGACATCAAGGGTATCGCTATCCTTGACTACCTTGCTCTGTACAAGAAGTTTACTTACATAAAGCAAGAGAGCTACTCTCTGAAGTATGTCGCCTCTGAAGAACTGGGTCATACGAAGGTCGATCTTCCAGGTGACACGTTCAATGATAACATCGATCATCATTGGAATGATTTTGTACATTACAATATCGTAGATACACAGCTGGTAACTGAACTCGAGGATAAGTTGAAATTGCTTGAGCTGATCATTACGATGGCATATCAGGCGAAGATCAACTTTACAGATGTGTTCAGTCCAGTAAAGATGTGGGATGCTCTGATCCATAATTCGCTGTTGCGCGAAAAGATCGTTGTGCCGCAGCGCGGCCATACTGGTTGCAGAAGCATCGATGGTGCGTATGTGAAGGAACCACTGACTGGTAAGTACAACTGGATCGTCAGTCTTGATGCTACCTCGTTGTATCCAAGTATTATGATGTCATTGAATATCAGTCCAGAGACTTTCGCTGGGCGCACTGACATAACTATGGACTCTCTTCTGAATAATCCCAACATTACTTCTCCGTATGTTCAGCAGGATTATGCTATCTCTCCGATCGGTGCATTGTTTACTAAAGAAAAGACTGGTGTTCTTCCTCGTCTGATTAAGGAAATGATGGCTGCTCGAAAGACAGCAAAGAGTCAGATGCTCGGGCTTGAATCTCAGTATGAGAAGTCAAAGGATGAATCATTGCTTCCAAAGATCTCTGCTCTGAATAATCAACAGATGGCTGCAAAGATTGCATTGAACAGTCTTTATGGTGCTACGGCGAATGAAGGATTCCGATTCTTTAATCCAGATGTCGCTGAGTCAATTACGATCACTGGTCAATACATTCTGAAGAAGATTGAAGTTGCTTTGGATATTGCTCTCAATAAGAAGTTCGATACTGGCGAGCATAAGTATCTTGTCTATGTTGACACTGACTCTGTGTATGTGAATATGAAGCCAGTGGTCGATAAGTTCCTGAGTGGCAAGCCTACTGATGAAATCGTAAAGAGTCTCGAGAAGGTAGCGAAAGATATTCTTCAGAGTGAGATCAATAAGATCTGCGCTGAGGTAGCAGATACACTTGGGTTCTTTGAGAACAAGATCCACTTCAAACTTGAAGCAGTTGGTGATACGGCTATCTGGTGCGCAAAGAAGAAATATGTTGTTCGTGTCCACTCTTCGGAAGGTGTTACTTATGCCAAGCCTAAGTTCAAGGTAATGGGTCTTGAGATGGTTCGCTCATCGACTCCTGCGTTCATTCGCGGAAAGTTGCGAGAGTCACTTGAGCAGGTGTTTGATGGCACTGAGAAGACTGTGCAGTTGTTTATTGACCAGGCGCGTGAAGAGTTTAATAAACTTCCTATCTCTGCCATTGCCTTTCCTCGTACTGCCAATTCTATTGATGAGTATGCAGATGCTAATTCGATTTACAAGAAGGCAACTCCTATTCATGTAAGAGGTGTTCTGTTGTATAATGAGATTATCAAGAGGAAGAAACTTCAGAGCAAGTATCCTCTGATAAATGATGGTGACAAGATCAAGTTTATGTACCTGACTATGCCGAATCCACTGAAGGAAAACATCATTGCGATTCCTGCTGATGGAATTCTTCCTCCGGATCTTGGTTTGCATGAGTATGTTGATTATGAGATGCAATTCCAAAAGAGTTTCATCAATGCAATGGATATTGTTCTCCAGCCGATCGGTTGGGCATCCGAGGAGACAAGTTCCCTTGAGGACTTCTTCGGTTAATTTATTTTGTTTTACCCCTGATACCAAGTATACTTGGTCATCTAATAAGGAGATATACCTATGAGTTTGCTTGAACGACTTCGCAAGAATTCAACTATTAAAGATACTGCTGTTCTTTCGGACAGTAAGTATTTCAACAAGAAAGATATGATCTCGACCTCAATCCCTGCAATGAATATCGCATTGTCAGGTGAGATTGATGGTGGGTTTGTTCCTGGTCTTACATTGTGGTGTGGGCCATCAAAGCATTTTAAGTCAATGTTCTCATTGATTATGGCGAAGGCATATCTGGATAAGTATCCTGAGGCAGTAATGATCTTTTATGACTGCGAGTTCGGCACACCATCTGCCTACTTTAAGTCACTGAACATTGATCAAGAACGCATTCTCCATGTTCCTATTATGAATATGGAAGAGTTTAAGTTCGATGTTATCAAGCAACTTGAGGCATTGAATCGCGGAGACAAGGTTATCTTCATCATTGATTCACTTGGTAATATGTCATCCAAGAAAGAAATGGATGATGCCATTGAAGGTAAGTCTGTTGCGGATATGTCTCGTGCCAAGCAGATGAAGTCAATCTTCCGTATGATTACTCCATACCTGAATCGTCTGGATATTCCTATGGTTGCTGTTAATCACATCTATATGGAACAAGGTCTTTATCCAAAGGCAATCGTTTCTGGTGGTACAGGTGTTTACCTTTCTGCTGACAATATCTTTATCCTTGGTCGTCAACAAGAGAAGGAAGGTACTGACATTATCGGATACAACTTCATTATCAACGTCGAGAAGTCCAGGTATGTTCGTGAGAAGTCAAAGATTCCTATCGAAGTTAAGTTCGAAGGTGGCGTCTCTACTTGGTCTGGTCTGCTTGATATTGCCATTGAGTCTGGTCATGTTATCAAACCTTCAATGGGTTGGTACTCCAGAGTAAACAAAGAGACTGGTGAGATCGAAGATAAGAAGTGGCGTGCAAAGGATACCGACTCCAAGCTGTTCTGGCAGTCGATCCTCTCCTCGGCATCATTCCAGGAATACATCAAGAACTCATATCAAGTATCCAATGGTGACATTATCACTGATGAGGATATTGATGCAGAACTAGAGGAAGTCTAATGATTAACATTCGAATCATCGAAAGAGGTATCAATGTCAAGCCACTCTTGGATGAGATTCTGTCTCTTCCAGAGCAGACTTGGGTCTCCCATTCAAAGGATAAGACGCATAAGATTATTCCTTTGACAGTTCCTGTTATCTATGAGGGACAGGATACTTCTATCCTTGATTCGAATGAGACAATCAATACTCCGAATTATTTCAAGTGTCCAACTATTCTTAATTGGATGCGCAGGAGGAACTTCTACCATCATGCATGGGCAGGAGTTTACAGACTACCACCAGGTGGTTTCGTTCCTCCACACAAAGATGATAGCGGTGATTACTATACGGACAAGATGCGTTACCATCTTTGTCTGCAAGGAAAGTACCTGTATAAAGTAGAGGGAGATCCAGTGTATACGATTACACCTGGAACTTTATTCTGGTTCGATTTACAGACAATGCATAGTGCTGAGTGTATCAGTGATGATGACAGAATTACTTTGTTATTCGACTTAGCAAATCCCAATTCTCTAGTTAACCCATAAGAGGCAAATATGATTTTAGACCAAATTGAATTAGTAGAAGAGTCAGAACCAGACAAGATTAGACCAATTAGAATTATCGAAGGTGAGTTCGAAGGTCTGGTAGTTAGGTTTGGGCGTGCATGGTTTCCGGAAAATGAAGATAATAATCTTTCCTTTGAGATTGACATACTTGAGGGTACAATTGAGAAAGAGCAGGAACCTCGTTTACACGATTTCCTTGGCCAGGTCTTAATAGCATTTATCCAAGAAGAAATGAAACGCGAAGAAAGAAACAATGACAAATCTGAGAATTGAAGAAACGATTCTATCGAATTTATTGATTGATGAGGAATACTCACGTAAGGCTACGCCATTCCTCGAAGCTGATTACTTTGCCGAAAAGGCAGAGAAGACCCTACTCATGGAGATCAATGGATTCTTCATGAAGTATAACAAGTTGCCAACGAAAGAAATTATTCGTGTCCAACTTGCACAGAGAACTGATCTGACTG